TTTAAGACTACGAACAAGTTCATAATCCAATCTCATTTTCTCTTCATGTCTTTTAGCAATGGCTTTACATTGTCTAAGTGTTTGTCTATCTAAGGGGATCATAAAGTTAACTTGGAATCCCCAATTCTCGGCAATAGTATATGAGTCTTGACGTAATCCTCCAATATCTTCATCAAAGGATCTAGGTTCTGTATGATTACCCATATAGAACGGTGAGAACGTCATAGTACTGCCGCTACAGGATAGACTAGGACCGTATTGTTGTCTTGAAGGAGCACCATTATTTTGGAATTGTACAGCTTGATTAGTTACATTTCCAGTGGCTGCTGCTACAGGATTAGATACGTTATTTTGTTCATCTTCTGCAAATACAGGTGTACCTATTGTGAGAAGACAGACAAGGAGGTAGTAGTAGCATTTGTAGTTATGTCTCTGACTTCTGTGATCGTCTCGACCACTCCTGCAGCTCTTGTTACTACTTCTAGTGTCCATGGTAAGGATGTATCCACTATTTCGAATACTTGATCTGTTACTTCGATACCACCAGCTATTCCTTCGCTGTCTGTATCTATCTGTACATTTGAACCTGACCATGATGTTAATGCACCTCCGACGACTTCAGTTGTAATTGTTTCATTTATAACTTGGGTGGTAGTCGTTGTTGAGTTCATACTACCTTGGGTGAATTGTGGTGTGATAGTATTAGCTTTAGCTACTGGTGTAAGTAGCAATAATATAAGAAGAAGTTTCTTCATTAAGTTTTGGGTTTCTGTTCTTTTTTACTGTTACCGTTACTATTCGATGTAGTTAAACCGAATGTTGCAAGTGCTCCAGTAAAAATACTAGCTGGGAACGTTATATCCCCACCAGGACTTTTACGGATCATAGGTAACTCTACATAATTTAATGTAATGATAAAACCAGACCAGATAACAACGCCTAAACGTACCATAGCACCTAAGAGATGCATCTGTTCTTCTCTATCATCTACACTATCTTTTAACTTTCCAAAGAATCCTTTGGCTTTAGATTCAGTTCCTTCCATTTATTAACTTGACCTTGTATGAATTTTTGAGATTTTTTCTTTATTGAATCAAATAAAGGTTGAGCAAGTGTGGTAGTAGCTACAGCTGCAACTGCAGTAGTAACAGCTGTAACCATTACTTCAGGTGAAGGTATTGGTATAGATATATCAACAACTGGTAAATCTAATTTTAAAGGAGCTGGTTGTTCTGTTTTTGTTTCACTCTTCTCTTCCTCTACTCCTTCTGGACTCTGTAAGTCGCTAGGAGGCACCACCAAGGGCTTGTAAGAGGGTATTTTACCTGTTGGTATAGATAAGGTCATCCGAGGTAAATCAGGGGCATTAGGGAGCCTTATAGAGGGGAGTTTAGGTGGGACTCCAATGTTACTCATCTTCGTCTTCTGGACTCCATTCAGATCCGTCTAATATTTCTAGTATTTCACTATGATTATATGGACCTGAAGTTCCTGTTAAATTACTTACAAATGAAGGTGTATCTCCTTCCCATTTGATAAATGATTTAGTTCCATCTACATTTTTTCTCACTAGTTGAGTGCTTAATACTTGATTCCAGTCGATTTTATCTTGTTCAGATACTGGAATAATTAACCATCTTCTATTTTCAAACATAATTAGTGACCATATCTAGATTTTTCTGCATCATAATTTTGTTCTATTTCAGCTGAAGATAATACTTTATTGTAATAACGTACAATACCTATACTTCCCTCAAATGGATTTAGATAGTCATCACCATTTATACCATCGTCATGATTCCACTCACCACCTATACCCCAAGATCCTACAGGACCATTATCACTGGCATTATTATCTAAAGTATCAAAATCAGCATCAGTTGCTGTAAAACTTGCACTACTACTACCGTTTAGATAACCATTAAAGTTATCACTGTCAGCATCATAATCTATAGTAAGAACAACATGTGTCCAAGCATTATTAGAGATTAAAAAGTTTGTGTCAGAAAGATAACTAGCAGTTGCATGTGAGACACCACCATACCGTTTTTTAACCCAAAGCCTCATTTGAAAAGTGCTTTTCTTAACAGTTATAACAATATTGGAATTATTAGTATTCGCAGTATTAAATTTATTAGGAAACCCTTTACTAACAATTCTCATATTAACATTACTAGAAGTATTAGGCATTTTTACCCAGAATTCAAAACTAGATTTTTCTTCAGCAGCAGTACCTCTATATTTATGATGAACTATTGTCCCCCAATCCTCAGGATCAGAGTGAAACATATCATCAGTACCATCAAATGTAAAAGAACCTTCAGTACTATTATAGCTAGGACTACTAACCATAGTAAAATCAATATCGTTTGAAGTTAAATCTAATAAAGATGTACCTGATCCTGAATAGCTAGTTTTTGGATCTATATGCCATTGTAAACCATCTGTTACATAACTACTACCAGCAGCAGCTCTCCTTCTTCGTCTAGGTCTACGTATAGCACTAGACCGTGTGCTTGTTAATTGCATTACGATAATTCAGTGATTTCTAAAGTAGCATTATCAGAATCATCTCTAATAAATGCAATCCTACCGTTTAAAGGTACTTTAAGATCTAATCTCTCATCTTTTGCAATAAAATGACTAGTAGAAGCATTAGCAGTTACTGTAGCTCCAGTTGTACCAATTTCGTATCTAGCATCTGCAGTTCTACAAAGCATAGAAATTCTAGTAATATTAGCAGTTAAATCTTGCTCGTCTGATCCTGCTCCTGCTGTTTTTTGGTATGCTGCTCCTGGTGTTCCTAAAGGTTCAACAGCAGGTCTATTTGATTTCTTAACAGGGTATACTTCAGATGCTGCTGTAAATGTTTTATAAGACATAGTTTAATTTTGTTGATGTTTAATTAAATTTTTTTAATAATTAGCTTTATAAGAAAATGCTAGAGCTACAATACCAGAAGCAACACCACTCTCACTATATAAAAAAGAGTTGTTATCACCTGTACCATCAGTTAAAGTAAGATTAGTGTTTTCTGAAAAAACTGCTCCAAGAATAGTCTCCTTATTACCAATTCCTGTACTTCCCAACGAGTTTAATCCAATAATAGCTTCATCTACATCGTGCGTAAAAGGTAACCCTCCAATAGTAAATCCTGAAGTATCTGAAGTATCTAGACTGTTAAACTGTATATTAATCCAAATATGAACTAATTGACCAATTTTTATATAAGAACCTGTCTGAGAATTATAAGCAATTTGTGGACTGCTGTGGTCTGGTTGGTTCAAATTTGCTAAGATTGGTGTAAATGTACCTGAAGAATAAGTAGCATCAAATTTATTTCCACTAACAGTAACATTAGTTGGAGTATATAAAGCTCCAGCAGTGAAAGTATTACCATCCATATATAAATTTGTTTGAGTGGTACTACTAAACCGAATACATTCATTTGTGGAGTATGTATTTTTAAATGTGTTATTTCTTATAGATAAATTTGTTGAATTAATCTCCATAGCAATACCGCCTCTAGTTGCACGAGTTCCATCGTCAACAAATCCCCAAGCTACAAATGTATTATCATGTATATTAACACCATCAACTACTGCAGCAGATTCACTATCTTCGTTGGCAAAGAGAATTCCATGTCTTAAAGCATAACCAAAATAATTATTACTTATAGTTAAATCTGTTATAGTATGACAACTTCTAAAGTAAATAAGATTATAAGGTGTTCTCTCACCTGCATCTTCATTAATTCCACCAACAAAGTGATTATTAGTAATATGATCTCTAATACTTTTAGTTTCTCTCGAATATTGTATAATATTACTAGAGCGACCACTGAAAGTTACTACATTATTAGAAATTAATGTATCTCTAGTTTCTTGACCACCAGACCCATCAACATTTTTACCTACCCAAAATAAACCAGTACCAATATCTAAATGATTACCAGTAATCAATGCTCCTACTAAAGGGAAACTACCTATATGCCAAACAGCTGCTTTTACACCATGGAATCTATTATCTTGTATACGTGTACCTCTATTAGCATAATCATCATCTGTAGCAAGTGGTACACTACCATCGTCAGGACCAATACCTGAACTAGGCCAATCTAAAAGTACACCAGTTGTACTAGAATTGATAAGGCAACCTGTTACTTCTACTCCACGTCCTATATGATAAATAGCAAATCCCCAATTTCTAAATTGACAGTTATCAAATTTAGTATCAGCATCATCTGTGTAACCAACAGCAGTTACAGCTGTTTTAACTCCAATTTGATTCCTTTTATCACTTGGAGAATTTTCAACACATTCAATCCATAAACCTTGAAATGAAACACCAGATGCATTTACTAAGAAACAAGGTACTGCATCTTTCCAAGATTCATTTGCATACTCAGTTGTAATGTCAGCTTTGTCAAAGTAAATTTCAGCATTAGCACCTAATCTTGATGTAGGATAAGAAGTGTAACCATTCAGTGAATAAATTATTTGACCTGTATTACCGCTTGGAATAGTAAGTGTACTTGTTACTTTATATTTACCTGGTGGGAAAGCAACATTTTTACCAGTTGTAATTGCTGCTTGAATAGCTACAGTATCATCAGTAGTACCATCACCTTGAGCACCAAAATCTGTAACTGAACAGACATGTGAAAGTCTATTAAGTTGTACGTTTGTTAATGTCATAATTTAATTGTCACCATGAGCTATTTTTAACCATTGTGATCCATTGAACATAAGTAATAAGGTATCACCGGTAGCTACATGTAAAGTAACACCTCCTACTATAGTATTTGCAGCACCACCAGTTGCAGTATCTGTAACAACTAAATCACTAGTTACAACAGTAATTAATAATGTTTGGCCTGCACTACCACCAGTTAATGTAGTTAAAGCATTACTATTAGCATTAATTTCATGCCAACCACTTGTAACAGCTAAAGCTGTACCACTTAAAGTTGAAGATACTTTTGGAAATACAGCACCTGCAGTTAAAGTAGCTTTACCTGCTACTGCTAAAGTACTATCAAGAGTAGTAGCACCTGTTACATCTAATGTACCAGGAACATCTACATTACTTGTCCATTCAGCAGCACTAGCACCTGAATTCGTTTGTAATAATTGTCTAGCAGTTCCATCAGCTAATTTATTAACTGCTATAGGACCAGAAAGTTTTGCATCATTAATTGTACCATCAGTAACCGTAGTATTCTGATCTGCTATTTTAGATTTTAAAATCCCAAAAAATGTATCTCCTGTATTAGGAGCTTCACCAAAAATAATTTCACTATTAGCAGTATTTATACCATAAGATACAACGGGTTCTTGAATAACACCACCTATGCTTATAATAAGATCTAAAGGACTAGATACATCTATATCTTCCCCACTACTATGTAAATTAAATGTTGTTGTAGTACCATTAAAATCAGACGATATATCATCTATTTTTTTCGGTTCTGCAGTTAAAGAAGCATAAGTACCTTGAGTTGTCCACTTAACACCATCATATGTATATGTGATACCATTAGTACCAGAATAAGTCTGCCCCACATTAGGGGAAGAAGGAAAATTTAATGTCATAATTTAATTATTCCCATGAGAAATTAATAACCATTGGTATCCATTATATATAAGTGTAGCGGTATCACCTTCAGATACATCAACTGTAACCCCACCTACAATACCATTTAATGTACCACCATCTGTAGTATTAGTTAATACTATATCACCAGCTTGTCCTATATAATCCCATCTAGCATCAGGTGCAGCACCATTATCTTCTATATCTGTAGAAGTACCTGTTGGACCTCCTGATGAATGAGATGTACCAGCTCTATCACATTTATAATATTTACCACTATCATTATGTACTATATCACCTACTGCATAAGCCGTACTTGCTCTCCATGCAGGTGGACCACTGATAGTTAATTTTTGACCAATCTTACCACCTGTAATTGTTGTAACAGCATGAGTAGTACTACTTGCTGATGGTATAACTTGATGATAAGTATTTGTAACAGCAAAAGTTGTTCCAGTTAATTCAGTAAATGCTTGGTTAAATAAACCACTTCCTTCAGTATTATATGGTGGTGCTGATTCTACCCATTGACTAGTATCTGTATCTGTATAATAAATATAAGTTCTACCACTTACTGAATCAAACCATGTATCACCTGAACTAGGACTTGTAGGAGCTGTTGAACCAAGGGTATGTTGTGCATTAGCATACTTAAATATCTCACCATTTATTATACTATTTTCATTCTCTTCAAGTGCATATAAAACTTGTGTTTGATTATCATTTAAATTTTTAGCTTTAATAGAAGATCCAGCTGCAAATACATTATTAGCATTAGTTAAACTGGTATCTCTATATATCTCTATTTGTACATCACTAGTAGGGGCGGTATTAAATCTAACTAAAGTAGGGTTAATAGTTGGCTGTAAAGTGTATTCAGTTGTAGCTTGAACAAGTTTATCAAGTGTTACCTTAATATGACTTGTTTGTAAGTATGGAAATGTAAAGGTGAAATCAGTTGTAACACCGTCACCTGTAAAATAATTTTTAGTTGTAGCCATCTGTTAATTGTTTATTTATTTTGCAAGATGTAATTAGGATATGCGTCTTGCTTTAATTGATCAATGTCCCCTGTTTTTTGATTATACTCTGCATTGATTTTCTCATATTCACGTTCTCTAATACCAGATCTCATTGGTTCATCTAATGAATCTTCTGCTAAACGTTTACATTGAGCATAAGCTTGTGTAAGTCTAGCAAAGATATTAGCAAATTTAGTGCTATCTAATACTTCAGAACTAACCCAACCTCTACGTTGAGCTTGAATAATATTTTGAAAACCTTTATACACTGTACCATCAGGTCCAGTATATGTTAGTTTATTAGCATCTTTCATTATTTCATTAATCTTTTGTTTATATATACCTTGCTCTCCCATTTTAGAATTGATAGCAGTAATCTCATGATTCTCTAAGACAACACCTCTTTGACTCATCCTCATAGTTGGTGAACTATTGAATTCTATATCAATAAGGAATTGACGTTCTTTAGATGGTTGTGAAGTTACTTTCATTGGTCCTCTATTAAATACTCTTAAGAACCAATTATCTTCCTTACCAATTTCTTTACCATCAATAGGATCAACTACAGAAGGTAATGCACGTGTAGGGTCTACAGTATCTAACCAAGCATTTCTATTTCTTAAATGATCATCAAGTTCAGAACGTATTTGACGTAATTGAGGGTATAGTAATTTACCTATTTCATTTCTTAAACTACCTGCAGGTGCAAAGTTATTACCAAAGGATGTAGACCATCTAGCAGCTGCAGCACCATTACCTTGTAATACATCAAACATAGGTTCTAATTGAGCTAGAATTGATCTATTAGTAAAGGCTGAACCTAATACAAATGTTAATTTATTAAATAAATCTTCTTGTATACCAGATGATAGACTATCAAAGTTATCAACCACATCAACTGTTAAAGATAACCAATCTCCTATTGGACCCATCCATTCATAACTAACTTGTTTAGTAGTACCAGGTACTTTACATGACTTAGGTTTCCAACCACTTCTAATACGTTGTTTCTGTATAGCTTTATTATAATGACCTGTACCAGTACATCTATCATTAACCATAGCCATTCCAGCCATAGTAACAGCTAAACTACCTATAGCAGCCTTACCTTTTACTTCATATCTAAGTGTTTCAAATGTATCTAAAGCAAATTCATCTACTACTTTACCTTTACTTTTTAAAATTTCAGATATTTCATCAAATGAAAAGTCACTAACTTTTTTCATTCCTAATGGACCCCACATCTTTTGATAATCAGCAGATAGAATACCAGCTGGACTCCATTTACCAAATGTATCTATAACATTAGCAGTAGTCTTAGGGAACCATATAAAGGATCTAGCAGCAGGGAAACGTCTAATAAATTCATTCATCCCTTCTGTGATAGGTGAGTTAGCATTAAGTGCTATTTCACTTGATGCATAATCTACAGCATCAGCTTTTATCATTCCGTTAGAATCTATAAATGTATTATAGATTTCATCTACTGTAGTTTTAAAACTTTTCTCTGTTATTTCATCACCTGATTGAGCTAGTTTATTAAATGCACGATACTTAGCTTCTGTACTAGCAAGAACTGATTTAGAGAATCCGTCTAATGCTGACATACTATTACCCCCAAACCTAAGAACAGGGTCTTTAGCTAAAGCATCAAGATCATCATAAACACTAAGTAACATAAGACCACCTTCTTCACCTTTTTCTGCAGCTGCATATGCCCAAGATCTAAGTGCATCTAATCCTTTAACTTCTTGTATAGCAATATCATCACGCATTATATAAGATACTTCGTTTGGATTAGTAGAAGCTTTTCTAAATACTAATCTTAAATGATCTGTTGCCTTTTGTAAGGTATCATCTAATGAGAAATGAGCTACCATAGCTTTCTTAGCTTTAACCAAATCACCATGTGCTACAGCTCCAGTAATAGTAGCTACACCTTTACCTAATAAACCAGTTAAGTTACCTACTCCAGCATTAAGAGGAGTTGATATAGCAGATAGTGCAGAGTTAAATAAGTTACTCCACATAGCTTTATTAATTATAGAAGGTACTTTAGGATTACTATCATATAAAGCTTTTTTAAATGTAGCTAGATTATCACCTGCCCAATTATGTAGTTTCCATAATTTATCTACATCACCATCTGTAAACTCATTAGCTAATAGAAGTGGTCTAAGGAATTCTGGATTCTCTCTAGCTACTTCTTTAATTGTATTAGTCCATTCTTTTGCTCTAGGTATAATTTCAGTTAATTTAGCATTAGAGTTAGCTAAGATTGTATCAGCTGTAGCATTAATAACTTCTTTATCACCTGTTTCTACAGCTTTTTTCCAATCAGTCATATTAGAAAGCATAGATCTTGCTTCAAAATTAGCAAGTCCTTTCTCTACTGTTAAGACTTCTAATCTATCTGCCATAGCATCTACAGTTCTAAGAACAGAAATGTTATCTTCCATTAATCTAGCACCTTCTGAGAAGTCTGCTATCTGACCAGCTTCTGATGTTACTAAATATGCTCTAGCTTTCTGTACATCTAAATCAGCTAGTTGTGATTTTAATTCTTTAACAGCTGCATTTATACCTTTTTTACCTGTAATTCTAATAGGAGATCCTTCTATAGAACGTTTAAATTCATCTAAGATTCCTATGATTTCATCTGTTGATACTCTTGGATCTAATATAGTAGCTGCTAGTTTTTTACCTGCAGCATCCATCATACTAGCAGAGATTGTTTTAGTATTCTTTAATCTTTTACTAACAGGTCCAGCTTGTTTTAATTGATTAGAAAGTTCGGATACAAGTGTTCGATTGGATAAGTTTTGTAATTCAATACCTTCTTTTCTAGCAGCTTCATGTACTAAGTTACCAATACGTCCCCAACTAGAATCAATGTTGTTTTGAATTTGAGCAGCATCTGCAGCAGCTCCAACAATACCATCAGCATCTTTTGTTCTTACTAATGTTTCACCTTCATCAAATTGGTTCCAATCAATAGCAGGTTCACCTCTACTAATATAGTATTCGTTTAAAAGATTAAGTTCTTTTTCTTTCCTAGCATATCCTCTAAGTACATTATCTTCAATTGCTGTATCAGAAAATTTAATATCAGAGAATTCATCTCCAATCTTAACTTCTTTACCATTTTTACCAATAAATTTAGAAGTACGTTTAATACTTCTACCACCTTTAATTAAATAAGCTGCACCTTCAACTATACCAGCAAGTACATTAAAAATAGCACCTTCTGATATATTTTTAGCACGTTTTTCACCAGGGCTATCATCAGCAGTTGTAGCCCAACTATCAGGTATCCATTGATAAGTTTTAGGAAAGTAGTTTTTTAATACACCAAAAACATTATCATCTTGTTGGTTTTGTTTAGCTATATAATCTACAGTAGCACCAGTACCTATATCAGCACCAAACTTAGCAAACCATTCAAATGATTTACTATTGCCTAATCTTTGTAACCAAGGTGCTGCTTGTCCTGCAGCATGTGCTTTAGCTCCAGCTTGTAGTAATTTAGCTCTAAGACCTAATGATGGTATTACAAGACCAGATATATTACGAATAGCTTCTGCAGTATTACTTTCATATTTAGGTAATTTAGGTATATCATATTTACCACCATCAGCTGACGCTAGATTAATAACATCAGTAAGTGTATCAATAAGACCTACAACAGGTGCTGCACCTTCGTATACAGTTTTACCAAATTCTTGTACAAAATTACCACGTTCTTGTCCTTCCGTAGAAGGTTGTTGTACTTGCTCAGGTTCTTGTGAACTATTCGTAAATAGTGCGGAACCTGTTGGAGCCGTTTGATCTTGAAATAACGAGTTGTCTAATTCAAGATCTAATTGTAATTCATCATTCATTTAATTAAGATTTTAATTTTCCTGATCTGATCTATCTCGTTCGCTAAAACCTTCACTTGTTATAAAAGCTTTTCTAGGTTTCTCTATATCTGCTTCTAATTTTGCTAAAAGCCTTGCTATTTGTTTAGGAGAAGCTTTCTCTAAACCACGATTAAATATAAATAAAAGTTCCTTATCTCCAAGTTCTTGTATTTCCTTTAAAAGATCCATCTCTGATGTAGGGATGTTAGCTAATTTTTCTTGTAAACCCATACGTTCAGCTATTTTTTTATGAGCATCATTACCATTTTTTAACAATGCTTCACCTTGTTTTTTAACTAATTCAGAAGGTTGTATTTTTAATAACCTGGCTTTTAGTATAACTTCTGGTGTATATCGCAATTCACCATTTATAAAAAGTGCTCCAAAATCTCTTATATCAAGCACTTTTCCAGGCATATTAATAAGTTTATCCACATCTGTGGTACCTTTAGCTAAATTAGGGTTTCTAGCTACTTGTAATAAACCTAAAGCTATATTAGACCCCCATTTATTTATATTATACTCATCACCTACTGACCTAGCTTCTATACTTGAATCATTCCAGAATTTAAAGTTTTTATATTCACCTGTTGTTTCAGGAGAAAACCTACCAGCTCCAGGCTTATCAGCTGTTACATAAAAACCATTGTTTGTTAACCATTCTTCCCAGTTTCCATCCGCAACTTTAAAAGCTTGTTGAGGGTCATCAGGAAATCGGTCCAAAGCATCAGCAAGGAATAAATCACGTTTTTGTGTGATTTCAATTTGCATATGTTCAACTGGACCTGTTAAGTGAGACTCTTCATTTAATGTAGTATTAGCATTAATTATCTTTTCACCTACATCAGTTTTATTTTTCTCAAATGTAGATGGATAACCTACAGCTGCTCTTAAAGCTTTATCTTTCTTTATAAGATCTAATAATTCATCACGTACTCTACCGTTTGGAATCTCTTTAATAATAGATTCATTTTGTATTCTTTGTCCTTTTTTACTTCCTTCAAAGAAAGGAGACCATTCCTGTCTTGTGGCTGCATAGGAATCTACATCTTGTAAAGTAGGGTCAATAGATTCTAATGCTTTATACTCTTCACTATCTTCACCTAAAGTAGATTTAAGTGTTTTTAAAGTTTCATTTTTTAATGCGATTAATTCTGGTATTGATTTATTACCTGAATAAAGTTCAGCTTTTACAGTAAGTGCTAAACCTTTAATTTCTGTCTCCTTTTCACTGACTATTTCAGCATTAGCTTCATTAACACCTGATTGTATTTTTAACCATTGACCTTCACTAAGTAGAATCTCACCAGTATCACCAGCATCATGCCCTTCTATCTTACCAGTTCTCATATTATAGATATCTTTAGAATCTAATTTCCTATCTTTTGCTAAACGATATAACTTTAAAGTAACTTTATCTTTAGCTTGAGCTGCATCTATACCTTTTGCTAGATTTATAGTTTCTTGTATATCAATCTGTAAAAGTTTAGCTCCACCGTTTGGATCATCTGAAAATGTAGCAGCTTCGTGTAATTTATCAAATTCTAAAGCTTCTTGTGTATTTACAACATTACCATACTTTAAACTAGATAGAACACCTTTTGTATTAGATATCCTTTCTATTTCTGATTCAAAATGAGTTGAGATATATTTATCATTTAAACCTAATTCACTTAGCAACTCTCTTACTTGAGTTTTATAAAAACCTTTTAATTTACCAGTAGATCTATGATTATCAAAGTCTGATTGTAGTTTACTACCAGCCTCAGTGTCTGCATTTAATTTTTCATTAATTAAATATATTGAACCTTGTATTCTTTCAGAAGCTAATATTTTTTGTAATCTTAACCCTTTACCACCAGATAATTTTAGAATAGCATCTTTGGTTTCAGGAGACCATTGTAATGTAGTGTCTTTTTTTAATGCTTGTACTAAATTAGTATGTTCCTTATTTAAAGCATCTTCAGCAGCTATTTGATCTATTCTTTCTTGTACATCTAAAGGTAATGCTTCGAATTTTGATTGCAAATCAGCTGTTTTACGTGCATCAGCTTTATCAGTTAAAGCCTTATTTATTTGAACTGCTTTACTTACTGTACTAGAAAACTGAGCTAAAGAACCTAAAGTATTTGCTAAACTTTCATTACCTGCTTTAGCTACAAGTTGTTGATCACGTTGTCTAAGCTGATCGTGATGTCTTTGTAATTGATCTGATTGTTTAGCATAGATCTTTTCTAATGCTGTAGTCCAATCGGTGGGTGTTTGAGGGTAATATTTAGCCATTATGTATTACCCCTCCATAGGCTGCGAAGTAGTCCCTTTTGGTATTTATTACCAAAGAATCCTCCCATCTCTCCAATTGAACCCATTCCTGTAGCAATACTTGCCACAGAACTAGCTATACTTAAAGCATCTTTAAATGCTGCCATACCTTCATTCTGATATACAGGTTTAGGTGGTGCAAGATCAGGACTCTTGATAATATTGTTATTTGCAAACATTTGCATCTGTTGTGCTCTAGTTTGTGCAGCAGCTTTAGCTCCTTGTTCACTAAGTTTTCCAGCTGCTTGTGTTAATTGATAAGCTCTACGTGATCCTTTAGCTAAATAATTACCTAAATCAAGAGCACTAATTCTAGCAGCAGATCGACCTGTCATACCACTAGCTGATAATTGTGCTCCTTTGTTGTTTTGTAAAAATTCTTTCCATTCAGCTTCATTCTCTTGGAATGCTTGGCCAATTAATTCTCCATGGGCTTCTTGTATATCAGAATAAACATTACCCAATGCAACATTAGTAGCATCTATACCTTGTTCATATTGGACACGTTCAACATTAGTTATACTAAGTGTTTGCATCCAATCTCTTTCTCTTTGTGCGAGTTGATATTCATAATTCCTTCTCGCAGCTTCGTTAGCGTTTTTTGCTTGTTCTCCTAAACACACGGCAAAACTCTATAAAGGTTAGTTGATTAGGTCCATATTTTAATTCCCTTAGAAATTTGAACCCTAGGAATTTAAGTAACTTTAAATGGACAGTGTTGCGTTTATCAACAATGTTCCACAGTAACTTATCTTGTTGTCTTTCTACATAACGTTTAGCTTCTCTAGCAAAGGTAATAGGATAATCATGTATAGCAGGTGTACATAACATCCATATCCTACCTCCTGGGTCTACACCAGCCATACCAGCAGTCCTGCCGTTAGGCACCGTGAAATGTACGCAGGAGCCTCTCTGAGCTACTAAAGTTAACTGTTCCATAGGATCTACCCCATGACCTTCTTCGACTTCCCTACGGTCTTCTGGACGTAAATTAGAGGCCACCTCTTTAGCAGCCTCCAAAGTAATTGGGTGAATGTATTTAGACACGTTGGTAATATTTAGGTGTGTAATCTCCTTCCCAACTCATTGAATATAATGTTGCTGGTGTAGGAGCTGTTGATTTAATTGTTACAGTTAAGTTCTTATTCTTTTCATAAGTAGGTATAGTTTGAGTAATAAGATCTTCTATTATAGAAGTGTTAGCTGAATAATCATCTGCTAAAGGTGGATCCCATGTTTCAGTATAAGATGGTTTACCTTTTCTATCTATAGTAGTAGTATATAAACCAGAACCACCAAAGTTCATTTTAACTCTATGTACTACTAATGAAGAATGTGTATCTGCTATAGAGCTTTGTTCTTTTTGTGTTAGTTTATAGATAGTAGGTAGTTGAATTTGCATATCATATAAATATCCTAATACTACAGTCCTACTAGACCAATCACCTGGTACTTTAAGTTCATAACTATCAACTGTTACTACTCCTACTTCACCTATATTATCTGAAGTTGTATTATTATCATATACATTTAATTGTGCAGTAGATTCATATCCATTAGGTTTAGTAAAGGTTGTTATATCAGTAGTAGCATCATATGTACCTGATGATATAGTTGATGTAGTATCTAAATGTACACGATATGTAACATCATCTGTAGCATCAGCATTGTTCTTATCATCTACACTAGTAACAGAATCTGTATCAATTTTAATACCTATTTTTTGCATAGTATCTTTACCATTATTTCGTAAAATAACATATAAGGAATCATCCAATACAGCATGATGTTGTATAGTACCTGTTAATTCCCAAGTAAACCATGATTGTTGTACACGTCGTTCACCTGTATTAAAATAACGTAATCCATATAATGTAGAGCTATCTTTCTTACAAAAGAATACTATACCATTCTCTCTTGAATTAGATATTTTATTTATGTCTTTATCAAATAACTTACTAACAACTTTTGTTTGATCTATTACTACAGGTTCTCCTTCACGTAATACATTAAACATCTCCCAGAATCTAGAAAACTTACCTGCATTATCTAAGAATCCAATAGAAGTACCTAATGAAATAGGATTAGATGAAGCATTAAAATTATAAGTAGATAATGCACTAATCTTAGCTGTTATAGGTGATAAGATATCACTATCAGTTGTTAATAAAAATTGTTGTGTTTTAGTTAAAAGAACTAAACCACTATTAGTTTGAACACCATCTTGTATAATAGCTGGGAATTCAGAACTACATGATATATCTATATTATCTGAAGCAGTATAAGTTATAGCAGACTTAGGCCAGAAATTATAAAAGTGTCCTGGTTGAGACATATTAACATTTTCATCACTAAGTAATATTAATCTATTTCTCCAGAATAACATTTTATTTATAGCCTTACCTATAAAAGATGGTTCAGGAACTGTAACAGTACTACCTACTAAACAATTGTCCCATGTAATTTGGCTAACAGTAAAGGTACCATCAGCTTCTCTAACCATTTGAATAGGCATAGTAGCTGGATCAATTTCTATCTTTCTACCTGGTTCTGGACATTCAGTCCATGATCCTTTACCATCTTTACCAGTCTCATCACCTTCAAATTTTACAAAATAATCATCTTGTTCTGCATCACTATTTCTAACTTTAATTACATAACCATCTCTACATTGTGTAGGTAGGTCAGCTACATCTGCTACAGAATCAGTTAGAACATTTAATAAATCCCCTACTGGTGAGGATATACCAAAAGTTGCTGTTTGATCTTTTCGTTTAATATATAAACCATTACCTATTTGTTTTATACCATACTGTTCAGACTCATCCCATGTTACCCAATCATCTGCATCATCATCTGCTGCAATTAATTCAGTACGTAATGAACCTAAAATAGCATCAGATGTAACAGTTGTTTTAGCATCAAATGATGTAGGTGTTGGACGTACTAAACCAAGGTTAGCTTGTATTCTAGATTCACTAATTTCATCTACTTTTATGGTATATATACCATTTTTCATAGTTACAGTTATTACATCACCTAATGCCCAACCTGATCCACCATGTAATAAATCTAAAACTGTATTATAACGACATTGATATGCTGGTGATGCATCGGTACCACTACCTTCAGGTACTGCTTGACCTGTTGTGGTTAATCGAAAATATAAGTCTTGCTTAGTATTATCTATTGTACCTGTTATAGAATCAGATAATTGACCATAGGCACCAGCACTAGTATCAATAGTCTTCGTGGCATCACCTCCACCATCTGCATAATATCTAGTAAATTCAGTCGTAGTATTTGTTTTATTCCCAGGATCTTTATATATTATTTTAAATTCACCAGTTTCCGCGGTAGTGTTATAACTAAGAAAAGCAAGTGTAAATGGTAATCGTGTATACCAAGTATGATCTCTAAATTCACTTATCAGAGAATCAAGACTTGCAATTGTTGCACTAACTGTAAGGGTAATATGTATAGCATTATGTATATATTCCCAAATATTACCACCTATAGTTTGCGTACCAGTAGATACACTAGGTGCGGTTACACCTGTAGAGGTACCACTTGTTCTTGCTTTATATATCTTAGAATTAGCTGATACATAATCTCCAACATTATAAGCTGTACTACCAGCCCAAGCTGCAGGTGTATACTTTACTTTATAATCACATGATTCATCAGTTAATATAAAATCATCTCCTGCATCAGTACCTACGTCTACACCAGTTACTATTTGTTCTTCTAACAATCCACCACTTTTATTAAATATTTCAGTACCTACATTTGGACAATAACTATCATTATCTAAATCTTCAGAAATTATTTTTAATCTAGTAGCTGTAGTTGTTGTTTGTAAACTGTTATCATCAAATACATTAAAACCATATTGACTAGCATAAGCAATTTTCTTTAATTCTATATATGCTTCTTTTGGTTTAGCAGGGGCAATTGTAGCAGCCATTGCTGTTGTTTTAGTACGATTAGTAAAATAAGTATAATCGTTAAGAGTTAATGTTTGGATATCTTCATCATTAGTATGAGTTAAATATGATGTTAAGGCAGCACTAGTACCACTATCATAATTAACTGTCATCTCTTGTCCATCACTACATCTCCATACATTTATATCACCAGTTCTACTTATTTGTCCTATATATTGTTCAGCTTCATCTCTATAATAATGAAACCATCTACCATTAGTTTGAGAATTATTTGTACCATCACTTAATGATCCAATTAATCTACTACCTGGTCTCTTTAATAAACCTTCTACTATATCAGGTAATACATTCTTAGCTTCAACAACTTGACCAGGTAATTTCTTTTCATCAGGTTGTTGTGAAATACCTCCTGTATAATTATCTATTGTTTGTGTTATACTAGCCATTAGCGTAGGAGAGATTGATATGGTTGATAAGATTTATATGCTTGCTCATCAGGTAAACCAAAGAAAGAATGATTACCTTGATTACATTCATACTCTACACATGCTGCACGTGCTTGAGATTCTTGTACACCTAAGAGTTGAACTAATTGTGGATTAGATACTAATTGTATAGCAGCTTTTCTTGATGCCATATAAATTATATATCTTTGAAAAATAGATGGGATCTCTTCAAAAGCATATAAACTAACAACATCTAAATCCACTGATGTTACATCTGACCAATCATCAGTATGATCATGTAAGTCATATAGGAATCCTCCTCTCATTACTACATCATAATCTTTAGTATTCCAACCATCTGTTACATCTAATCTTAATACATTAGAACCTATTGCAATTTTATTAGTACTAGCATCTGGAGTATATTTTACATGTTTTTCTGTATTAAAATGCCAACCTTCATTTTGTACATCAACATTAGAATCTCTTAATAAATTATAAATAAAAGATATCTCAGGATTTTCAAAGTTTAATTCTGTTACAGGTGATTGACCTATGCTACCCAAGATTGAGTTTACTGCGGATAGTTCGGTATCGTTATCAATTGTCGTAGTAGCCATAGGTATAAAGATTTATGAATAAAAAAAAGGGAGACAAAAGCCTCCCTTATGTGTAAGTTTATTGTACTTGAGCTGCTACAACAAAACAGGTGTCGTTTATTTTACCGCCACCTGATGCTCCTACAGTTGAATACGCTAAACGTAAATTTTTTGTGATTGAATACACACCTGAAACGGTGCCAGCATCACTAGTTCTTGCGACGGAAAGTCTTTGAGCATCTGTTGTACAGACACCCCAACTTCCCTTTGCTACTGGGACTGCCATAATTATTATTTATTAAGAAACTGTTCCTATATTAGCAGGAGACAAATGTTGTCTACCATACTCTAAAGGAGTTGGAGGATTAATAGTAATTGATTTAGCTACACTACCTATTCCAGAAAGAGATCCTCCATTACCCTTTACTCTAGTTATAGTAGTAGATACACCAGGTCTAAGAGACATAATCTATACCTCTTATGATCTGTCAGAAATTAATTCAATAGCAGCAGCAGGATTAAGTGTTGCAGCACCCATTGCTAAACGTCCAACGATAACATCACCTTGATAAAGAACTGATACATCACCAGAAGTTACTTGAACTTGAGGGCCAATTGCTTCTACTACACCAGCAGCATCCTTATAATAAATAAGGCCACAGTGCTTGGAGAAGTCATCAGCATAGTCATTGTTCTCACCAGCTGAAGACTTAACATCACCCGCTAAGAATGGTAGGTTGTTTGAACGTCTGATCTGAATACCAGCGATCTCATAAAGACCTTCACCAGAATTTAGACTACCTTGTCCATTACCAAAGTCTCTATTAAGGATATTAGTAGATACCTGAGAAACTAGAGCATAGTACTGTCTTGGAGATAGTACAGCTGTTCTACCTTGCTTAGGCATATTCTTTTCATCAAGAATAGAAGCTGCTTCAAAGAAAGCATCAACTAGTGCTTGAGCATCATACTCCTTAGTCACACCTAATTGGATCTGTGATCCACCAGGTTCAGGACCAGGAGATTCAGTAATAGGATGTGTTTCACGAGCTGCTTTAGCAATTGTTCTGAAGATTTTCTTATCATAAGATTCTGCTAATGCATGACCAATCTTCTTACTAATCTCACCACGTAGAGAGTAGTGTGCAAGAGTTTCATCAAGGTCATAAATGAATGCAGAACTGATAAGTAGGTCATCACAATTGATGGTCTTCTCAGCTACTGGAGGATCACCTGATCCAAGTATAGGTGTACCTGGGGTATGGTAAGCAGCTTGCATTCTTCCTGTGAAGATGAACTGTAAGCTTTTACCATTCTTTAAGGTACGTTTCTGTATTGTATCACGTGCAATTGTTGCTGACTCATAAGCTTTAAATAGCTCACCTGAGAACAGCCTAAGATAGGTTCCATACTTATCAGCATAAGAATTGGAACCGCCTGTATCAGATACCAGTTTATTAACTGTACCTAATACCGATTGTGTGGCATTAGCCATTTTATTTTAAATTAGGGTATTTGTTTACTGTCTTCCAGCTGAAAATTTTTTGATCATTTTTTTTGTGGTCTATCCCACCGTCTAGACGGCTAATAGGTATCCAGCGTACTGGGCTAAAAGCCAAAGGAAAAGGAGTCCGACACTGAGGTGCTCCTTATCTGAGGTTGTTTAGAACTTAATGTACTCTAAGTAAGAACCACCTAGTATAGTTAAACCAGCTCCGTCAGCTCTTTCTGCAAAACTAAATGCAATATGACCAGCATTAGCTCCGTTCTGTACTAAGACTTTAACTTCTGCAATATCATTAGCAGTATCTGTTGTTAAATCTAAGTTGCCTTCCGCAGTAAGAGTTGTAGTACCTTCATCTCCACCAGATATTAACTGTGCTCTATAAATTGTAGGTGATGCAGGGACATCTACTTTTACTCTGATATCTGAAGTAGCATCATGAGTAGTAAATAGAGTATACTTTAGTATAAATCTTTCATACTTACCAACTGCAAGTTTGAATTCATCTATAGCTGTTAGTGTACTAGCATCATTATTAGCTGCAGTATCATTAGGTAAAATTAAACTAGCATTAATAGTACCAGGAGAATAGTTTACAGTTCCTCGAGCTGTATTTGAATAAAAGGGCATTGTTATTAATTAATCGAGTCCAGTATGGTTCCGCCATACCAGTTACTAATCCTTGACCGACTACAACGGACCGTAGCGGGTTAAGGTCAAGGGAATTAGTCAGAGATCCGACATTGAGGTGTCTCTGACCTATGATAGTTAAGGTGTAATCCTTCTACTACAATAAAAAAGGATAGTAATAAAAATACTACTATCCATAATTCATTGATATGTTTCACTTAGAAGGTATACTTAATACCTAACTTAGTACCATATGTATTATCAGAATCTTCTACAGCTGCAAAAGATACTTCACCATATAGATTGATTTTTTCTGTTGGTGAAACAGAAGCTCCAAGCTTACCAGATGTGTTAGAATCTGAGTCTACACCATCAGCAGCATTGATTGTTTTACCACCTTGTATATACCAAGCTAAATCACCTACCACACCTTCATAACCTATGTGTAGGTCAGTAGCACGTGAAGTATAATCAGAACCTGCATAAGATGCGTTGGTTTCTACGTTCACGTAAGGTGCTGCAAAAACTGGGAGGCTTGCAAAAGTGGAAGCGATTAGTAAAGTAAGTTTTTTCATTAATTTTTATTGGTGTTTGAGGTAAGATACACCACGATACTTGAGTAATTTTTGCTTTTTTATTGCTTCACGCTCACGTAAGCGAGCTTCAAGTTCTAAAGAAGTCATAATAATCTCCAGTACCTAGACCCCGTTCCATGCCTAGGTTTCATGCGTCCATGAAGTATGGATGAACGGACGTGATGTTTATTTTTTCTTTGTACCCTTCTTAGGTGGGCGGCCTTTTTTGGTACCGTAAGTACCTGGTCCATATGGTGCCATAATTTATCCTATAGGTTGTGGTGTAGCTGCTAAATCAAGTGGGAAGTTATGTGCATTACGTTCATGCATTACTTCCATACCTAAATCAGCTCTGTTCAATACGTCAGCCCATGTTGGTACCACTGTACCTTTACTATCTACGACGGATTGGTTGAAGTTGAACCCGTTGAGATTAAAAGCCATAGTGGAGACTCCCATAGAGGTAAGCCATATGCAAGTGACGGGCCAAGCAGCCAAGAAGAAATGTAAACTGCGACTATTATTAAAAGAAGCGTACTGGAATATGAGTCTTCCAAAGTAGCCATGAGCCGCAACAATATTATACGTCTCCTCCTCTTGACCGAACTTGTAGCCATAATTTAAAGATTCCTGTTCAGTCGTTTCTTTAATAAGTGAAGAAGTAACAAGGCTTCCATGCATAGCAGCAAATAAAGCTCCACCAAATACCCCTGCTACTCCTAACATATGGAAAGGGTGCATAAGGATATTGTGTTCGGCTTGAAAAACGAACATGAAATTGAAAGTACCAGAAATGCCAAGAGGCATACCATCACTGAAACTCCCTTGTCCAAAAGGATATACAAGGAATACTGCAAAGGCAGCAGCTACTGGTGCTGAATAAGCTATACAAATCCATGGTCGCATTCCTAGTCGATAACTAAGTTCCCATTGCCGTCCCAAGTAAGCTGAGATACCGACGAGAAAGTGGAACACAATGAGTTGATATGGTCCTCCGTTATACAACCATTCGTCGATGGTTGCAGCTTCCCAGATTGGGTAGAAGTGAAGACCGATTGCGTTAGAGCTTGGTACGATCGCTCCTGAGATGATGTTGTTTCCATATAAAAGTGAGCCTGCAACTGGTTCACGTATCCCATCAATATCTACAGGTGGTGCAGCAACAAATGCTATTAAAAAGCATGCTACTGCTGTTAAGAGTGCGGGGATCATAAGCACACCAAACCAACCAACATATAGTCGGTTATTGGTGCTAGTAACCCAGTCACAAAAGCTATTCCAGTTAGTTGGTTTAGTTAATGTGGCTGTTGTCATTTAAAAAATTCCTGGGATAATCTGTCCAGTAGTTATATAGGCACCTAATGCTGCTATGATACCAATCATAGCTGCTCTGCCATTTGTCTCTTCAGCATCGTGAAGAAGGATTTCTTGTTCTTCTTTGGACATAATAGTAGGTGAAGGTTCGTGGGGGAAAATGTTTTGTTTACCGTATTCTGTTATAACAGTCATTAATTGATCAACAATGTAACGGCGGCGAGGATGATAAGTCAGGTCGCCACGGTTACTTAGAATTGAACATTATCAGATCGTTCTAATTTATTAATAACATCTTGTCTATAAGCTGGGTCATTATCATAACGTGGATCACTCATAGCTCTTACTAATTCAGCTTGACTTCTAAAGACATCACCAGATGATTTAGGAGCTTTACCAGATAACATTCTACCTTCATATCCATTAACATTATCATACTGAGCTTTCAATCCAGTCACTGCTAATTTAATAGCACCTAATTTACCAGAAGCTATCACTTCATCAAAGGCTTCTATATCTTCTTTAGGTAGATTAGATGATGCCCATGACATAACCTTTTTATATTCAGCATCACCACCTGTTATATCTTGAACTGTTGCTATTTCTTTTTCAGTTAAATCAACAGGTTCTGGAGTTTGAGGAGTATCTTGTTTAGCATTCTTCTGTACTTCAAGATAAGCATTAAGTAATTCCTTACTATCTAAACCATTAAGTTTTTCAATAGTTTCAGGTTTTAAACTTTGTTCATTATCCCAGTACTCAGCAGCTGCTTCATTAATTAATGTAACTGCTTCAGAAACTTCTTCAGTTTCTTCCTCTTTTTCTTCCGTTTCTTCTCTGTCAGTAGTCTCGGAGTCCCCAGCATCTCCGCTATCTTCATTACCTTTCTCTCCAAGTTTTTTTTGAAGTTCAACATAAGCTTTTTCTAATTCTTCTGCATCTTTATATTTACCAGCAAGTAATTGTTCTTGTTGCTGTTCTAATGATTCACCAACCTTCAGAGCTTCTTGTTCTTCTGTAGTTAAACTTTCTGTATCAGTTGCTGTATCATTTGTATTTTGATATGTTAATGTTTCTGCCATTATTCAGTAGGTGGTTCTTCTTGAGGTAATAGTTGTGGGTTTTTACTAGGATCAACTAATGGAGCATTAGCCATTTGACCAGCTTGATCTAATAATGCTTGTTGTTGTTGAGCTTGTTGTGCAGCTTGTTGTTCTTGTTGTAACTGTTGTTCAGTCTTAACAAGATTTAATACATCTATACCTTGAGCTGCTGCTAATCTCTTAATTGCTTCTGATGCATTAATAAATCTCATCAATGCTTCTGGACCTAGTGTCTGTGCAATAGTTGTGATAAATGCTGTTAAACTTTCTCTATCTTGACCACGACCTAATGCATTAACACCTGCAACTATCTGTGGTCTTACTAAATCTTTAGGTATACTAGGTATCTCTTTACTACGTTGTAATACTAAGAGAGTTCGATTTAGATATGGTATTAAAAACTCAACAGTTAATAAACTAAAGAGTCCTCCAAGTTGTTGTTCTAATTCTAACTGAGTTAACCTAACTTCTTCAGCTGTAGTACGTTCGGATTGACGTACATTTAATTGCATAAATGCTTCAGCTATACGACGTTCTAATTGTTGTGCCATTTGTGAAGCTGTAGCAAAGTCAGCTGTTTTACCAACTTGAATAACTGCTACATCTTCTGGTCTTCCTTGTACAATTGCACCGTTGCCAGCATCGGCTATAGTCTTTGGTTTTGTGGTTGATGATGGTGATACTAGGAAGATCACTTTAGAGGCTGCTGCAGCCCCTTCTACGAGTGCCTGAGAGAGTCCTTCAAGTGACTTAAGATCACCTATGAATTCTTCTACCCTACCTCTACCATAATCTTCACCATCTACTGTATTGAATCGGAGAACTAACCATGGACTTGCATTCTTAGGTGCTGTACTACGGCTACCAGGAATGATTGAATCATCAACTTCTTGGTGCCAGATCCAACGACCACTCTTGCTATCCATCTTGACACAGGTATACACCTCAACGTCATCTCCATCTGAGCTTGTCTTACCATCATCACCAGGATGATTGGGTTTAGGTTCAGGTAGCTCAACTCCTAATACCTTTCTACTAATTAATTCTTTTGTAACTATTTCTAAAACGTTACCATTACCATCACGATTTACTACGTATCTATTAAGTGGGAAGTTCTTTAAACCATCTTTACCCATAAATATAAGGGCATTACCACCAACAATAAGATGCTTAAGTGCTTGATGAATAACCACTCTATCACTAGAAGCTGCTATATAATCCATGATCATTCTTTCCATCTTGGAGAATGAAAGGTCTAATTCACTTCTAATTTCAGCTGGTATTTCTTCACCAAGCTTATCATCTCTTACTTGTAACTTAAAGAAAGTAGTTTGAGGAGGAAGTAACGCTAACATTAATTTAGCTGCTAACGTTACTACTGCTTTAGCTCCTACACTTTGCCAAGGAGTATCAAGTCTCTTTCTATTCTGTTTTAAAGTTAAATCGTCTGATATTAAATATGGTAACGTAAGTTTAGAACATTCAACTGCAGTGTCCAGAAATTGTGAACGATCTGAAGTTAATTTGTTGTATAACTCACGTGCATTCATTACTTATTAACTCCTCCAGCTGGTGTATTAGTTCCTACATTTAGTGGGTTATCTAATTTAATTCTTAACTTAGATGTACCTGTAGCTTGTTCCCCTTTAGCTTTTTTACTTTTAGCTTGTCGAACTTTTGGATCTACATCAGATACTAAAGGTTCAGGAGCTGGTGTTGGAGCTATAGGTGCTGGTGGTGGCGGTGGTGGCGGTGCTAAAGGTGGTGGTGGTGGGGGCGTTGGGGCTCTTCCTCCAAAACACATTAGATTTCTTCCTCCATAATAGATTTTATATATTCAATGACACTGGATTGACCAGCTCTATACATGATAGTATTTAAGTCTTCTTTAGGATGGATAGGTTTCCATCCAAAGTTTTCCTCAAGTCTAGTTACTAACTCATCTAGACGATCGTTATGTAACTTAAGCGTATTGAGGGAGATTGGTGTTTGCATGTTCAAAAAAGGCGGGCATTCGTGCTCTACGTGTCTCAGAAAATTCAGGTGCTTTTCCTTCATACATTAAACGATCACTTGAATCCTGCCAAAAATTTTTGTCCAAATATTTATCGGTAGTATTTATACCTAAAGGTTGGAAGATCCAGTTAATAGTGGCTTTCCTAAGTTTATCCAAAGAAGGAGAATGGGATAAACCCAACTCCCTACAAACAAGGCTATTAGTAGCAACGTGGATTTGTTCATCTCTGGAGATATCAGCTGATACTGTTCTGAGAGCAGGATCACCATTAAACCTAAAGAAAGGAAGTAAAACAAAAAATACAGCTCGTTCTGCAACGAGAGCTTTGGTAATAGTATGATCAGGGTGTTCAATCCAGGCATCTCTTAACCTCATTGCTTCTAATTCTGACTGTGAATCAGCTCCATGGGCATCGACTATATACCCTAAAGCCAAGTCATGCTTTTCCTCATCTTTGACATTCGACTGGAGCAGCTTCCTAGCGTTATTGGGAACATCTTTCTCAAGACCTTCAGAAATGAATTCTCCAACTGGCAGCTCCATATGACGTATTGCGAGAGCACGTTTGATGGTCTCTTCTGCACCGTATTTTACCTCCCCTTTTGTTGGTTGGACAGGTGTCCATGTTCGTTTTCTTTCAAATAATTTATCGTAAGGATGTTTTCTCATTATTCTTGACAATCACAAGTTATAGGTTCTTTTAAAATATCTTGCAAATAATCTTCAACTTCAGTTGTTTCTAATGCTGCATATACATCAGTCTTATCTTGAGTATCACTCATTACTTGCAAACTATAATATAGGGAGGTCTGAGGAGAAAGCAACCACTCTTCCACGAAGTTTCTGTCATATGTAACTACATCACTCCAGCTATTAAATGAATAGCCGTGAAGAAGTCCCGTTTTTTCTAACATAATCATAAATTGATCTGCTACTTGTTTATAAGCATCCCAACCTACTTCACTAGCAATTTCAACTGCTCCATAATCATAACTTTGAACACCAAATGTACCACTATCTCTATCAACAGAAGTTGAAATAGGTGGTGCTATTTCTGGGGTACTCGTAAAGCCATCCAAATCCTTGCTTCTATAACTGCAGCTGGCAGTTGGAGCGATAGCAAAGGCTCGAACCATATCATAACTACGAGCCACTGTAGCGGCAGCATTGATACCAGCTTTAAGTCCATAAGCAAGGGTAGCAGCGAGTGAGTCGTCATGTCGGTCATTGTTTACATTCTCCAATGCGTCGCCGAATTCTCTATAAGTTAAACCATTTCTTCTAAGAAAATTAGCTAAACCAAGAAAACCTAATCCGACTTGTCTATCGATTTCTGACGAGAGGTATTCTCCACTATCGCCAACGCCTGTTCTGCTATGTAACTCGCACAACTCGGACATACCTGTAGTGCAAGCTTCTTTGATATCACTGATTTGACAGGCAGACAAATTAACATGTTGTAAGAGGCAAGTTCCTCGTGACGGCAAGTATACCTCCAAGCATACGTTTCCGTAGATGCGTTTTCCATTTTCGTCATAACGTATTTTGTTTAACCATATATCCCCTGATTTAATACCATAAATTAATGCGTCTTTTGTAAGGTTATCTGCTTTTGACCAAGTATTTGCATCAAGATTAACACATCTTTTAATCCATGGTAATTCAGATCTTGGAGTGGTAATAAAATCAATAACATCAGGGTGAGTTATATCAATATGAGCCACTATTGCACCGTTCTTGTATACTCCACCTCTTCTTATTGTTTCATTTAAAGTAGAGTATATTTTAGCAAATGAGACTGGACCACTAGCTGTTAAACCTTTTCCATTCTCGTGACCTTTTGGTCTAAGTTTAGACAGGTGTATAGCACAACCTGCCCCATTTCTCAATGCGTGTGACGCAAATCTCCAGCTAGCCTCAATGCCCTCAGGACCCTCCATGGAGTCCTCAACGACAAATACAGTACAGCTCACTGGAAGTCTTGATTCTGGGTTATCCAGCCATGACTGGACCCGACCAGTGCGGGAGATAAGTTCTGCGGTCATTTTAAATTAAATCTGTTAAATTTGGTGGTTGATAATTTGGTCCCTTTAATACTTTACCATCATCTCTATGTATTGGGTGACCCTTGTCATCAAGTTTTGACATATTACTTTGATGAACTCTGTTTAAAGCTTCATCTAAATCCCATTCAAGATTCTCTGCATATTGATAGCAGACATATACTAAATCAGCTAGTTCTTTTAATGTTTCTTCTCTAACTTTTGGTGATTCTCTATACAGTAAACCTTCTACCTCAAGAAATTCTTTAAATTCTTCAACGATCAAATTCCGCTGCATCATACGTGAGGTACGGGCTGGTGAGTTCTTGACGTTGTACGCCTTCCTGAACTCTTTGGCTTGTTCTGTATTCGACTTCATTTTGTAAATAGTGGATGGCTTTGTTTAAATCTTCAATATCATCATCTTTAAATCCTGCTCTACACACATATTTTACTACATTACCTAGGTGAAAACTTAATCCTTGGTCTCTAATAAAATCCCAAACATCTGAGCTACCTCGTTTGTAGTACGTTGGTCCTTGGGCCATTTGTTAATTAAGTTGGTTATGGAATTAGCTAATACAAAGTTTTGAGTTTGTAAAGCTAAGAAAAAAGTTACTATATCTTCTTTATGCCTTTCTAAATTAATTGTTTTAAGGTGATCCTTTATTAACCTTAACTTTAGATCTTGCTCCATTGTTAACTTCGTAATCGGAGCTGGGAGTCCAGAGTTTTGGTTTTTTTGTTGCGAAGTCATAATCGGTTACGGTTAGTATACGAGCAAGTCTAGCATTAATTAAAGCAATATCTTCAGATAAGTCTTTATCTTTAAATGCTTTAACCACGGTTTTCCAAGAATAACCATGTTCTTCAAATAATAATTCAGCACGTTTCACACCAATACCAGGTATACCACCATAGCCATCAGTAGAATCACCAGCACATGTTTGGATTAAATGCCATTTAGCACCTTCCTCAGAACTGACTGTGAATGTATCTTCGAAGTTATATAACTTACCTGGTATTTGTCTCATATCTTTATCAGGTGAGACGATCATATTACCAGGATATTTAGTAGCATATATACCCATTGCATCATCAGCTTCAAGAGTAGGTTTAATAATAACCTTATACTCTTCTTTTAATGCATTGATAACACGCTTATATCCACAAGGTTTCTTACGGTTTCTATGACCTTTATAATCAGGTAAAATTTTCTTTCTAAAGTTTATACTATCTGAAAAGAATAGTATTAAAGTAGAGAATGACCCAAATTTGTTTTTAATTCTGGTAAGTTCTCTACTTGTGGCAGCGTATGCGTCGCTAAACTGGCTAGTGACAAGAATAGTGTCATCACCCCAATCAATTTCAGTTTCTGCCGCCGCACACGATTTGTAGACGATGTAATCTGCATCAATTAATAATTTCATATATTGTTAATGTACATCTGCCCATGTAGCACCTGATTTAGATTCAGCAGCAATAGGAATACGTACTTTATAATATTCACCAGCTTCTTGAGCTGTTAATTCTAATAAAGATTTTAAATCATTTACATGTTCTGGTTGCGATTCAAATTGTAATTCATCATGAACAAAAGCTAGTTGATGACATTTTAAAGACATCTTTTGTATAGCTTCATGTGTTAAAACCATCCATCGTTTTGCGATGATCGCTGCGGATCCTTGTAATAAATAGTTAAGGGACTTGTGCCGCGAGTCACACAAGATGCGACGGTGATCCAATCCGCATACATATCCCCTCTCACTAGCCTTGTGTACCGCCTCCAGAAGTTCTTTAAGACCTGGTATGGCATCGATATAAGCTTTACGAATTTCTCTACCTTTCTTCCTCGCCTTATCTTCCGTGAATTGTTTGTCATAAGTATATCCTATCTTGATATCCCCAGCCCCGTAGAGGAAGGCATAAGTGACGGTTTTAATTTGCCGTCTAGTAAGTCCGATCTTATCTGCATTTGTTTGGTGTATATCTCCGTTGAGCAGTATTTCTTTATAGCGTCCGCCATCGTATCTGGCGAGGTAATGCGAGAGCATCCGTAACTCAATACCGCTAAGATCGGCACCAACCAATACATAACCTGGACTCGCTGTAAATAATTTCCTGAATCTTTCATCTGATGGTACTTGAGCTAAGTTTGGTGAACGATGTGCACACCTAAATGTCTGGGTTGCAGTAGAACAATGATGATGGATTCTGCTAGATGTCGTAACAAGCTTCTGCCATGCGTTCACGCCTTCTGATATCATCCCAAGCTTTTTGGTCAGATCCAGTAGTGTCAGAAATTGGAGAGCAATATCCGTTCCAATATCTTTCAATACGGTCTCGTCTATAACCGCCTTCCCTGAAGCAGTTAGTAAGCTCGGTGTCCAGTTGTAGTGTGTTTGTAATATCCATGATATATGATCCCTTGAGCTGGGATTAAAATCTTTTAACCTGGTACTCGGAGCACCTGCGACCAAGCCTCTGGTCCTATTATCTCGCTTAGGAGTGAATAGTGGTCCTTCAACGTAAGGATACCTGTTGCGTAGTAATTGACAAGTTTCTTCATACTCTCGTCTGAGAGTTGATTCAAGTTGCCGTGCAGAGCTTTCATTAAAATACCATCCATGGAGTTCTTGTTGTGTTAATAATGTTGCTACCTGATGTTCTAATTTGACCCATTCAGGTATTTGTGGAAATGCTTCCATAATTTGTGAGTGACCGTAACATCTTGTATACAATAATCTTCCATTTCTTGTGACCACTCCTTCCAATCTGTTGTCTTACCAAAGTTACCTTTATATTCTCCTAACCTATAACCATAAGCCTCTAAAGAATGTCTTCCATATAATTGTAATGGCATGTGAGGCCATATATGTTTCTGATCTATGTCGAAAAGATTCGGATGATATAAGCGAGATAGAATAAGGGTATCAATAATAAGAGCATCAGTGCGAAACCAAGGGTAAAGCTTTTGAATAACAGGTAAATCAAAACCGATGATGTTGTGGCCAATAAGAACTTCAGCCGTTTCGAGCCAGTGAATACCATCAATGATAGAGTAGTTCGAACCCATTGGTAAGCTTTTATCGGGTTCAGCATAGCTTTCATCGTTAAAGGTTTCTTGTCTTTGATCTTTTTCCCAGTATAGTGATAGACAATGTAATCTTGTGGCATTATTTAGTAGTCCGTTGGTTTCCAGATCGAAGATTATTGGACCCACTCCAGTGGTATGTTTTATCGACGAACTTGGCTTTTTCAATTGCTTCTTTACTAGGTGGGTTGGGTTTATTTAATAAATGTGTTACCTCATATTTATACCATGGATGTTCATATTCACTACCTTCAAAAATCCGTGGACGGGTTGAATTTGGGCGTAATTTCATTTTCAGTAAATCTGCATGTGGATAAATCATAATCTAATTGACAAGCTACCCCTGTCTCGCCAGAATATCTATTTTTAAGGACTCTAAGAGTCGTAGCACTTCGTTCACTATTACCCTGTTGATTTCTTTCGAGTGCAATAACCGAATCGCTAAGTTGAGATATTGCAGCACTTCCTCGGAGTTGTCCGAGTGTAACTCTTGCTCCTTCTTCATGATTCTTGTCTTGTTGTGTACGTCTTAAATGGCTAACTAAAAATAATGCAATACCTGTTCGTTCTACTAATGATCTTAACTTTGTCATAGTGGTATCTATCATACGTCTCTCATCACCATCTAAACCAGATAATAATATACTTAAGTGATCGAGGAATACAATACGACACTCCAATCCACTGGCAAGATATTCGATCCTGTTGTAAATGATATCGGGATCAAAAGAACCAAAGCCATCAAAAAGGTAAAGATTCCAATTAGCAATGGTATTACGAAAATGTTCTTCAAGTTCTGTTTGGTCATGTTCTCCAATGTGTAATGATTTACCTACTACAGTGGACATTAATCCGAGTGCGGTTCGTCTATTTGACTCTTCAAGTGCCAGGTAGCCTGTCCGTACCCCCTGCTGAAGAAAGTGAGTTGCAAGCTGCCTACAGAATGTGGATTTTCCCTGACCAGATCCTGCAGTAATCGTCGTAAGCTCTCCGTATCGGACACCGTACAATTTATTTTGCAATCCTTCAAATGGGTAATCATGTTCAAAAGGTTTAGTTGGTGTGGTTACTAATTCTAATAAAGATTTCCCATCAATAATACCATCAGGTCTATAAGGGCTAGCATTCCATATAGCTTTTCTAATTGCTTCTGCATCATTAGCTTGTAATGCGTCTGATGCATCCTTATAAGATTCCAGTCTTGCAATCTTTACTTTACCTGGTGGTAATACTGTAGCTACTTCATCCGCTGCTTTACGTCCTGGCTCATCATTATCAAAGAATAATACAATCTCATCATACCCTTGAAAGAAAGGTATTTGCTTTTGTACATCTTTCTTTGCAGAAGCGGCTCCATGTGGTAATGATACCATAGGCCAACCTCCCATAGCTTCATAACAGCTAGCAGCATCTAATTCACCTTCAGTAATAACAACACGTTTACCAGTAGTAGGGAAGAGATGCTGGCCGAATAAAGTATCAGTGGAAATTCCTTCATATCGAAAATCTTTTTGTTTGTTCTTGATCTTAACACCTTTTAAGACACCATCATTAGTATAATAAGGAAATCTTAAGGTGTTACCATCACGAAATATTCTATAAAATTTATTAGTCTTCTCAGATATATTACGTTTTTGCAGCCGTTCGGCTGAACCTGTAAGTTTTACATCTTTAGACATTCTTTGACTGTGAATAACATCATTATTCCCTGCTTTTCTAGTATGACATACAAAACAGTATGTGTGACCATCAGAATACACAGAATTAGCATCTGATGATCCACATTCTGAGCAGGGTATATGTCTTACAAAATCACTTGTTAAATCAGCCATTGCGAGTAGCAAAATATCTTTTACGTTCTTTATCAATCCACATCAATTCATCATATATAGGGATAAATTCACCCTCTATCCATTCTCCATTAAACCCTGGTTCTTCTTCCCCAGGAATAACAGCATAACCATTGATGTAATGTGTTGGGTTTATATTCCAGAATGTTCTCATTAGATTAACCATTCGAGTGGTATATCTTGCCACGATGTCCATGGTATGTCATGTTTTTCACACCATTTAGCATACGTAGTTTTACTTTTCTTACTGATTTTATTAAATGGACTTTGGAACACCATCCTTAAATCTAATTCTGGGTTGTCCTTCTTGACTGCTTTGATCTTACGACGATCGGTTGCATCCCAATACCCTTTAGTTTCAAGTAATACGTGATTAGGGAGAATAAAATCAGGGCTGTAGTGATGTTGTATAGTATAAGGAACTCTTGTAGATTCATATTCATAAGTAACTCCAAGACCATCAAGCAGTTTTGCAACCTGCTCTTCTAATCCTGATCTATATTTAGAAGTCTTCTTCATCTTCTTTTGTAGCAGTTGGTGTTACATTAGGATCACCTGTTTTAAAACCAGATGTAGTTCCAAATAACTCAGCTACTTCATTTACATCTAAATCTCCAGTATCTACACCAGCTTCTCCTTTTACTGAGACAACTTGTACACCAACAAGCTTAAGAGAACTACCATAGGTAACTCCATCTCTAAGGATATAAGGTTTCTGATAAAACCCAAGCTTAACTGTAGACCCTGAGTATAATGGTGTTTTAACATCTGTTACTGGTACTCCTTCAGTATCTACTACAGGTGGTCTTTTCTCTTCATTCCAAGAGAACTTTAATTTATATTTACCATCTGATACTTCTTCCCATGGTTCTGGTTTAAGTGTTGAACGCTTAGGATTCTTAAGTTTAGATTCTGCCCATTTAAGTACAGAAGCTCTTTCTTCTTCTAATTTATCAATGGTAGATTGATCTACTATAGCCGAAAGTGAATACCCAAACTTACTAGGAGCTAGTATAGCTTGGAATCCCTCAAGTGTTACAGGTTTGTCAGTGGTGTGGATTGTTCGTGTCATTACTTAGTGGCCTCAGATGGTTGTAATGCTTTGATTTCGTCTTGAACTTCTAGTCTATACTTAGACAACTCTTCAATACGGTTATCAATGACCTTGAGTTGATTCTCTTTTGCTTCTAACTCAGCTTGTTTAAGCCTCTCTTCAGAGACAACAATAACTCTAGTTGGAGCAAAGAAGGAATCGAATAATGAGTGTGTGTACATTAACAGAAAAAATAAGTGGAGTCAATCACTTCGGAGGGTTCTAGATCTCCGATGATAGGTGGTTTGGTAGTTGCTCCAATAGCTGAAGCAAACTCAGTAAGGTAATCTCGTTTAGCAAAGAGTTCCATGTAGGTCTCCCTTACTATACTAGATAGAGCAGTCATGTCTGTAGCTCTACATAATACACTATCATGAATTAGTGCAATAGGTCCACAGAACTTTAACGCACTGAAATGTAACAGTGTCGCATCCAGACTGTGAATAAGATTAGGTGCAGTAGCAGCCTTGTGTCTTAGCTTATCAGCAGTATTAGGATCATCTGTAGCTACACTTAGTATACAACGACCTAATAATTGTAACTCTAATTTTTCAACTTTCTTCTTCTGAATCCTTTGGTTGACAACAAATCCAGAAGGTGTAGTCCATGTTAAAATTAAGTTAGGGTTATCTTTAAATTGTTTAGATACTTCCTTTTCTATCCATGACATAACAGCCATAGGGCCAGGAACTATCTCATTCATAGCATCTCTAACAGCTTTGACTGTGAGTGTTAAGTCATCCTTCTCTATCTCTATACCATCTTCTTTCAATGCGTCCCTGATGTAGGAACGATTAGAGAATGGTTTTGCATTGTATGGAATAGTCATCACGGTTCTCTTGACCTTGGATCTATTCCATACATTATGCAAGTATTCAGGTATATGAGGTTTAGCAGTATCAGCTACTACCTTATATGCGTCTTGTGGTTTATCAGAAGGCAACACATTGACGAGTTGTGCTGTCTTGCGGTCTCTTGCTAATCCAGCAAGGATCTGAAGGCCACTACATGTAGCGTCCGTGGCAACTGGTAGTCGTGTGTGTCGTCTTAACTGTTTAGTTACCACCGCATGGTACTCCTCACACGCCGCTAAAAATTGCCACGGCTCATCTGCTACTTCCCATTCAGCTAAAGACTCAATAGGAAATTTAGCTACTCTAGTTATTAAACATTCGTTAGCTTTAACCCAACTTTGTCTAACATCCCAAGTCTCTTTATCTAAACCATAAGTTGTAGCTACTTGAAACGCTAACCATTTTTCAGCATCATCACCCATTACTTCTTCATTAGAGAAGACTAAGAGTGATTTACCAAAGTCAGTATCTTGTGGAGTTAGAAATGCAGGTATAGGGTATGCTCTACCTCTGTAATCAAAAGACCACGGAATAAAGAACTCTTTACCTTTAAACCTTCTAACAGCCTCCATAGTCATCCTTGTTCTACATGAACGTCTGAATGCACCAGCATTAGTGTTCATGACCTCTGCAGCAGCTCTACGATACGCCTTACGAGCATCTTTGTTATCTGCTATATCTACAGGTTTAGGAGGGAGAGGTAACTCAACTATAGGTATAAACTTTCCTACACTTATACCCCTTTCATCGAGCTGTTCAGCTACGTTTACAACAAATGGGTTGAGCTTGTACCCTACCTTCTGAATCTTATTCAAGAAAGCGATAGGTTTATCTCCCTGTATACGGGTGTGGTTACCACGTCTAACCATTTCATGACCTTTCATGACCTCATTAAGCAAGTAACCACCTGGCTTTTCACCCCAGTCATTAGGTTCGATGAGCATCGGCCATGCTAATGGAGCAAATAGTTCAGCATCATTCATAACTTGATCTTTGATAGCTATGAATTCAGGTGTAGGTACTATGTAGTTAGTAGTTTTCCTACCTACTCTACGCATATCTTTATAGAACCATCCACTTGTACTCATGATACAATCTAATAACCAAGTACCAAGCTTAATTCTATTTGATCTACCCCATGGTGACCAGTGTTGAATACCGTACCTGTTCATGAGAGTTTGTACAACTACAATCTTTTGATGAGTACCACATGACTTATGCCAATAGTTTTCTTTTATTGTATGTAATAAACCAGGTGCTTTAGATTCAAAATGTCTCATTTGACATTCATCTTCTATAGCTTGGCCAATTGATTCACTGACTGTGACTAATTGATTACTACCTTCTTTAATACTAAATACTTTATCAAAGGTTAACTTACATGCTATTGCAGCAGCAGCTAATGGTTCAAGGTCAGCTAGGTATTGATGTATTTCTTTAAATGATTTACCTGCTTGTCCTTTATGTAATCTATTAGTAGTCTTCTCGATACGTTCTACTACTAATGGAAGTAAAGTATCAATAGAAGATATACCATAAATAGTAGCTGAACCATAACTTCTTCCCTCTAGTTGTTTAGTGTTCTTGTGTAATCGTTGGAGTCCTTGAGCAATTTGAGTTCTTTCAAGTTTAACTTGTTCCTCAATTTGTGATGGTGTGGGCATTTGTTTCTAAATCATCTTTAATTTGTTCCATTAATAGTTCTTTAATTTCTTCATAATTTGGATGATCTTTTGGTATGGAATCAAGAGCTTGTTTCTCATACGTGTAAATGTTTTCAAAAGTCGTCTTGCAAGTCATCGATAAAATCCTCAGTGTGTAGTACTTGTATAGTAGTGTTATCACATATAGTTACTTCACTCATACCTTCATCTAACATTCTACCGACTCTCTTCTTAGCTGCTAAATCTGTTTTATATACATATTCTTTTATTTTACCACTATATTTGTTACGTTCACGTATAATACATGAGACATCATGTGGTATAACATATCCTTTAATTTTCCAATCCATAAACTCTTCAAAAGGTATTGATTGGAAATGTTTAGATGGTGCTTTACTTAATAATTCCCATTTATTAGGGAAGTATTTAGGTTTCTTCATGTGATTGGTTCGATGTTAATAAGATAATCGTCCATGAGTGCTGCTTCTTCAAGAGCATCATAACTAGCAGTGTACCAGTCTGGATCACTATTTAATACAAATGATCGACCACTTTCTAAGGTGACATAATACTTAGCGTCCATGAGTGAGTGAGTGACTGTGAATGTTCTTTGCTCCACGTCCATGAGCTACGCTCTGACTGTGAATTGACATGAAATAAACACTGATTAACGTTGTAATTTATTAATCAGTGCTTTAAGTTGTGCTTTAGATTGTCTAATAGCATTGGGTTTTAGTGTCCGTTTTTGTGGTTTATTTGAATGATGTTTCCAATTAGGTGTTATCATAAGGTTTATATTCTATAGTAATTCTTTTATAATTAGGTTCACCAGTACTTGTAATAACTGTTTGATGTAATACCTTAGCATTTAATAATGCTTTGATATTATCTACTTGAATCATTGCACTGATAAATCTTGATTCAGGATCTGCTATCTCTGTCATAAAGTTGTTGGTTTCTTTGATCAAGTGTTCTGTTAAAGTTCCAATTATCTATAGAAATATATACTTTATATATACCTATTAATATCCTTTTAATAAACTCTTCAAGTAATAATAATGGTATTATAATATATATCATTCTCCTCCATGATGTTCAATAGTTGTATCTCTTTTATCTACTACTTTATAATCTATACTTTCAATGCGTAATGTATGTTTGAGTTTGTTTGTTATAACCCATATGATATCATTAATGTTCATTGAAGAACGGATTTTGACTGTGAATACATAAGAATTAGATTCATTCATAATTTAATACTCATAATCTTCAAAGAATGTTGCTATTAACATTATAATAACAATAAGAATAACTGCTAATGTAATTATGTAGATATCCATGGATGTAATTGATCATCATCATTAATCATCATATAATCTACACATATCATTTCAACATCTTCTTCGACATACTTGACAACATCTTCAATATATGTTTGTTCATCAAGTTCAGTTTTGAGTAGGAAATAAGCGTGTCTCATAGTTAACCAAATGAGTGGAAGTTTGAATGGTTACGTATAGGTTTATATGTATAACTCTTCTTAGTTATTATATTATATAAGGTTTGTAATTTATTTGTATTAATAACATCGACTGACTGTGAATATTTAATCATTTAATTCCTCCATATCTTCAATAATACAATCACTATACATTTGCTTGATTTGTTCCATAGTCCAACCACATTTTAACATACATTGTATGTCTTCAGTTGTTACAATATGATCAGACATATTGCGGTAATCCTAACTCTGCATTTGTTATTATATAATCATAATCTTTTACTCTTTCTTCTATTTCAGTATTCATTTGAGTTATACTAATTATCATTTTCCTCATAACATCTCCTTTGAAACTTAATACTTTCAATTTTTTATTTGATCTGATGTTATTATCAACCCAGGATTTAATTGGATAGTAATCAATAACAACCGATCCATACTTACTTGTTAATTGCATAATTTAAAACCTCCTTAAAATGGTGAAATTAACCAGATTAATTCTATTGCTATTATATATCCAGCAATTCCTAATTGTCTATCTAATCTATCATACTCTGTTTGTAATTGTGCTTTTGTTTTGTTCATGCTACCTCCAATTCTTCAATATCAACTATTTGACCAGCAACTAATTCAACATATGTCCATACTACATCGTTCTTATAACCTGTTAAATGTGCATTATTATTTTTAAATGTTTCTACTAAATAATCTGTTCCTAATAAATCTTCAATATATTCATATATCTCTTCTTCATATTGATCATAAAATTTAACAGTTTGATAGTAATAAATGTGATTAGTAGCAACACCAGATGCACACCCATGTTCTACTATTTCTTTTAATGTATCAAGATCATATTGATCTTTAATAACATCATATGCGAGTGAATTGTTCATAGTTTAGTTGTGGATAAGGTGGATAAATTGAAAGGAAAGGGGAATAAATCCCCTCCTTATCTTATGCAAACTTTGGAAGATTTACATCTTCAGTTCTTTTAATTAACTTGTTTAATCTTTCACGCTTCTCATTGATTACATTGTAATACTCCTCAGTTGGTATAACTGAAGCACGATCAGATTGAACAAGGTTATTGTTAACCCAAAAACCTAATGAGATATCAGGATTAAACAATACATTTAAAATTGCACGCTTTGATACATTTTCATACGCATAAGTATTCCCATTCTTAAATGTTACAATAGCTAATGATTTTAAACCATCAACTTTTAACTCTTCAATTGCAGTACTTGTGCGTGGTGAAACTGTTAAAAACATAGAATTAATAAATAAAGTGGATAATGAAGAAGTTCAATTATGAACCCTTCGTGATAACAACCAACAGCGATTTGACTGTGAATGTTATCATGAAAGGATCAGAACAGTTAGTGTTAATTAGATGGGACATCTTCGATGGATAAAATATCATCGGGATTCAACAAATAATAATCACATAACTGTTCAATTGGATTAGAAATTAGATGATTAGGATCATATTTTATTTGATCTAATTCAACTAAAATCTTATCATCAATCTCAGTGTAATCATATCCATTTTGGATGACATCACTGAGAGATGATTCATCAAGAGTTAGTAATACTTTCATACTACTAATCCCTATCACCAATGTTATAACTTGATGAATCAATTGACTTGAACTCAAAGTTATTTAATGATAATGATTGTAATACATTCATAACTGCTTTGTCATGAATTGCATTGTCATTCATTAATACTTGATTGTTAAACATTGGTTTTAATTCAGACATAATGCGAGCGAAGTGAGTAGTTTTAGAATTGAATTGATTTTCTTTTGTTGTTAATTTGTGAAGGAAGCATAGTGAATTTAACTAACTTTCCTTGACTCTTTAACTTGTCAATTTCAACAACTAATGATTCATAATAGTTCATAGTTTGTGTGATGAATTGATGTGGATTTAACTCAGTTAAGAGTTAATAATCAGTAAAGGAATTGAACCTTTAATTAACACCAGTCTGATTGAAGTCTTACATTATTAATGATAACCGATTGATAGATGGTTAGATGTTCATGGTGATACATTAGTTACACTCTGTAATAATGTTAACCACGTCCTAAATCTGATTCGATTTCACGTGATGTAAACTCATGCATATCATGCATTCTATTTGTGTTACCTAACATAGTAACATATTCGATGATAACATCATTTAACATAGATGAATCTTCAGGTAATAACAGTGTTAAATTGTTACATAATTCCTGTTGATATCTTGTTAGTTTTGTCATGGATTACTCCTCGATTGTTTACATATTAATTATATCAGGTTTGCTCGGTGAAGTCAAGTGATGTGTTGGTCTCGTTACATACTGTAATAATGATACTTAGTCGCAACAGATGCTCCGCAATAAATGTTAACATACTGACACAATTAACACCCGCTCGCTTCGCTCGCTCCCTAATCGTCCTGTTTGGTGACAATTAATATGTATAATACGGATGATACATTGTTAACGAGCGAGCACGAAGTGCGAGCGGTAACTATAAAGAAAAACGCTGAGACCCCTTGGGGGGAAACGAGTCTCAGCCGTCTTAAAACATGCCTTCAGAAATTTTTGTCAAACTTCTTCGAGTAAGACACAACACAGGTATATAAGAAATACAATTATAATACATGCAATCGGTACAATCCAGCTCATAAACCAGCATCCTTGTTAAATTGTTCAATACCTTTATCAGTTAACACATGTTTATACATTTTATCAAATACATCAATAGGAACCGTACATATATCAGCCCCAAGAGCGAAAGCAGTACTAACTGACTGAGGATCACGAATTGAAGCAGCTAATATCTGTGTTTCATTAATAGCACGAGTTGAAACATCTAAAGAATTAGAGATATCATTAATCAATTTCATCCCATCTAAGGAATTATCATCCATCCTACCAATAAACGGTGAAATATAAGCAGCACCCGCTAAGGAGGCTAGGATCGCCTGTGCGGGGCTAAAGATCAAAGTGATATTAACCCTCACTCCCAACATTTTAAGCCTCTTACAAGCCCTCAGACCATCCACAGAGCAAGGTAATTTAATTGTAGCCTTATCTGCGAACTCTTTAACCAATATAATAGCACGTTCAAACAATTCAGCTTCATTTTCACCAACAACTTCCATACTAATATCATGTATTCCTACATCTATCAGTTTTTTATAAACATCCAAGAAATTCCCACCATTCTTTTTAATAAGAGTAGGATTAGTAGTTATACCAGAAATCAAACCAGTATCATATCGACTTATAATAGCATCAGTATCAGCCGAATCAAGAAATAACTTCATATACTTGTGGGTAGTTTTGTTTAATAAGTTGTTTAATATCTAAAGCAATCTGTCTATGTTCTTTTTGAGTACCATGAGCAGATCTAAGGTCACAATAATGAATCCAAGATCTAAGAGTACCATTCATATATAATCTAGTAGGAAATCCTATAGGTAATACATCTCTAGCACATTCTTTAGCCACACCTGCATCCACCATATTTTTATATAATTGATAACAAGAATTATACTTCAATTGAATAGCAGCTCTCCAATTACTTTCATCTTTCTCATCTAAATCCTCAATACTATTCTGTCTATTTTTAGTATCTTGAGATCTAAGATTTGGAGCTGTAGGATAAGGTAAAGCATCAACATCAGCATATCTCTGACTAAACTCTTGAAAACTAAAAGATCTATGTCTTAATATTTGTGCAGAAATACTTCTAGTAGTATTAATTTCAACACACATATTAACCATTTCAAAAGGGGACCAATGTTTATTAGTAATTAAGTATCTAATTAATTTAGCAGAATTAGGATTATCTTGATTCTCTGGATTAGAGACTCTAGCCATATAAGCTATCAATTCATCACCATTAGGTGTTGCATGAACTAGAGTTACTTTATTCATATCTCTCATCTAAAACTTCATTAATAAGGTCTTTTAATTCTTGTTTAAGTTTAAGTCCTATCATAGGTATCTGTTTTACTTCCATAGGTTCATATTGTTTAGGTTGTTGTGGTTCTTCCATGTTTTGTGTAGGAAGACTTATACCTTGTGTATCCATATAGAGTAAGTATTATAAGTATATCCAACGGGGAGACATGAAAAGAGGAGTGGGTTGTTTATGTGTCTTGGGGATATAAGTATATAGAAAGGGAGGAATTGATGTCTGAAAGACAGCTGTTCCTCCCTTAAGGGGTCGGGTCCACCCTTCCCTTCCCCTGTATACGGGTGTGGTTAGGCTAAAACCAGGTGGGGACAGGTTTTCCAGAGTCTATACCTCTAGCTTGTTGTCTTTGGTCTTTATTCATACCTAACACTAAATGATTAGTAGCAGATTGAGGATTATCTATGAAGTCTTCTAACATAGCATTCCATTCTTCTAACTCTTTAATTTTTATTTGTCTTTCAGCAGATATAGATAAAGCATCAGTAAAATATTTAACACCTTGAGCTAAAGCATCGAGTCTATCGTCATGTTTAACGGCACCTTTTTCACGACACATACGGGACATCTGGTAGAATAGCATGTACATGAGACGGTGTTCGGGAGCTTCATCTTGATTTGAGTTATAATCCCATTCGACAATTCCTTTGTCGATAACCAAGCGATGCTGATTGAGCACAGGCTCAAGAGAGTCAATGATACGATCTTCTTTACGAACATTAGCACGTGTTTCTTCAATATAAATAGCTTGATTAGTTTGTTGAATATGTTTTTTAAATAATTCAGCAACTATACCATCACCAAAGTTAGATTCAATTAAGAGAGTAGATACATTATATTTTTTACAACCTTTAAGAATATCTAACAATGTTGCATCACTATATCCGTCTCTATAAGCACGCATTTCATGCAAGTAGAGGAACCCATTTCGTTGAGATATATAGGCTGCTGTTGTTTCATCTGATCCTCTACCCGACGGGTCAACGCTGCAAATTGTTTCTTGGTAATCATCCCATTCTCCAACAAGTTGCATTGGAGAGTAAAAATAATCTCCTGGGAGACCGACGGTTGGGAGATCTTTAATAACGTTTTGGGGATCTGAGCACCAAACGACGGACTCAGGGGCTTTAGTAGGGTTAACGGAAGTAACCACAAGGTCAGCCATTTTAAGAGGGAACTTTTCTGCATCAGATAAACTTGTGTCTAATTGGAACTGAAGCATAAAGTTAGATCTACCCATAGATGCTTCACGTTCTATAAGATCATCATTATCAAATCTATCATCTGTTGTATCCCATTCAATAGCACCTTGATCTAAATCTTCTTGTATTTGAGGAGCTAATAATCCTTCATATTGACTAAGTTTGTTTTTTCTTGGGTACCTTGCTGGCCAAACGAAAGGACGGTAGTTACGCTCTGCCAACTTACGATAAACAGTAAAAGTAGTCTGAGGAGTCCCGAGATACATAATACGGCTATCACTTTTGGGTGTGAGAATAGATTCCGCTTCAGTGCAAAGTTGTAAAAGCTTTTCACGCATCAACTCCGTCATGCTGTTGCCTGGTACTTCGATGTCGTCCAAAATCATGAGGTCTGCTCTTGACCCCGTCAGCTGACCAGTAATACCAACACTTTTGACTGATGGTGCCTGATGGGGTGAACAATTTACGTCGAAGGAAATCCTTGACCATCTGCTGTCGTCTGATTTTGGTTGAAGGTGACATAACCATGGTGTTTCAATTATAAGTTTTTGTAAGAAGATAGACATATTATCAGCTCTTTCTTTAGAAGCTGATATAATCATTATTTTTCTTTCTGGATCATTAAAGAGTGTCCAAAGCACAAAAGCACCAGTAATCCAAGATTTACCAACACCTCTAAAGGCTTGGATCTGTAATCTTTTTGGTCCATGTTGTAAATAGTCAGCTATAGCATATTGTGCTCTAGTAGGTGAAGGAAGGTCAAGCTGAGACCAAAGAGCTTGTAAGAATAATTTGAAATCAGCTTGTAAGGAGGTTACTGGGTTAGTCATATAATATTAGCGTGATTTGTGTTCAAAGACCTGGTGCTTTATATCCGATGGGTGCCGTGAATACTCCACCAATACCTGACCACCAATTAGGATCGATATTTTTTCTTATTCTTTCATCAGCTGCGTGTTGTAATAAGCCTACGCCTGTACCAGCAACTACAGCAGTTGTTGCTAAAGGAGCAATATTAAAAGCAGCTTTACCACCGTGCCAAGTAGCTTCACCTATAGCATGATCTACTAATAATTTACTACCAAATCCTACATAATTTCCTTTTTTAGCTTTTTGACGTAAATCTTTATCTAATAGCAAAGAAATTGGTGTAGAAAATGCTAATTCATTAGCTTGCTTTTGCAAAAATTTCTGTGGACCTTTATTTATCATCCAACCAAATGCTCTAGCTTTTGCTACATTTAGATTAGGTAAATCAGGAATTGCTTTATCAACAGTACTTAGTATATCTTGAATTGTCCCACTAAGTAAACCAGGACGATCCATAGTCAATGCACCTGCACTATCTCCACTAAAAGCAAATGGTTTTGTTAAATCTAATGTATCTAAGTCACGACCTGTTACAATATCTATATCTTGTGATGGGGTGAATAACCCTCCTCCTGAAGCTTTAAAACTAGGTAACCTTTCAACTCGTTTAATCAAATTTGGAGGTACATTAGTTTTATCAGTAAAAGCAGCTAAAACTGAATTAGGTACTTTATGTCCTTTATCCTCTAGCCCTCTAATTATATCATTTAAAATAACATCTGAACTTGGTAAAGGTGTTTCTTTTATTAATTTTAACAATTCATCAGCATTATTCCAGTCTGCTTCAAATAATAATTTATTTAAAGCTAATCCTTGTTTAGTCCCAGCTGCTGATAATTCTAAATAAGGTTTTGCAAGTTTATAGATATCTTCTGCAGACATTCCTGGTTCTACTAGTTTTTGGAAGAGTGGTATACCTCTTGTACCTCCAAATACTCTAGCATGAGCTGAACGGTTAACTAATTGTTGGAGAAGTTCAACATCTTGTTTTGATACATTCTTCTTCTTTAATAAACCTCTTATATGCTTTGTCTGCTCTGCATGTGCTGATGGATCTAAATAAGCTATTAATTCCTCACCTAACTGGATACCATCACGTTTAGCCAATGCTTTTAATTCCTGAGCTACATCAAATGGTACTCCACCTTTAACTCCAGTTATAGTAGTTTCTCCAGCTAATGCATCTCTTAAGACGCTTAAAGCTGTAGGATGATGCCCTACTACTCCTTTTTTAGGTTTAAAATCAAATAATCTACCTTCACGTCCTTTTAAAAATTTAACTATAGCTGCACTAGATTCTTCACTAGAGTCATCTAATAATTTACGACCCATCTCTACAATCATCTCTTCTGACGCTTTAGGATCAGAAATTACTAATGCACCTATACTTCTTCTTAAAGCTTTATTTTTAGAACTTAAAGATTTATAAGCTTCATTATCTCCGTAACCTTTACCAATTGTTAATTTAATCTGCTCCATTTTAAGCAGATTCTTCTGTATATCCTGTTGATTTCTTTTTAATAAAGTTTCAGCTAAATATTCACTTGCTTTGGTTTCAGATACTTTAGGAGTGGCTAGTTGTGTCACCATATCTACCTCCTTTGACCTCCTTTTATGTAAGACATAATTAACTAATATGTGTAAGGATCATTGATTCTCTCCTAGGTCTATATCCAAATGTTGCTCGCATCCATTGGAGCCAATTACTACTACCTTTGCCTTGGTTACACGTTTGACAGGCGGGTACAAGATTACTTGTAAGATCTTCTCCGCCATATGTTTTAGGTTTAACATGATCGAGTGTAAGTTGATTAATTTCATAATGTTTTCCACAATAAACACAATGACAATTAAAGTGCTCTTTAATAGCTCTTTTCCAGAGCCGTTTAGCGTCAGGACTTGTCATAGTGATTAAATTTTGTAAATAATGTTGAGGGCTAGGTAGTAGTGGGATCATAAGTTAAGCTCGTTTAGCTCCTCCTCTACCACGATTAGTTTTACGTGATTCTCTTTTATAAGAACCATCAGGTTGTTTAGAGGCATCTGTAGTAGAGCCTGTTCTAATTTTTAAACGAGATCTAGCTGATGCATGTTCTCTTTTATATGCTTTAGAATGAGCATATTTCCCACCTGGGCTATTATCTTTTACATGCTTAGCTCTAGACTTAGCATTAGTACGATATTGTTCAGTTGACGATTTTGCCATACATTCTCCGTTTTACAAGATCAGGATCTAATTTAGGTATAACATTTGCTAATTTATCTAATGGATTACCATCATAAGCAATACCACTAATATCATTAGTTTTTAACCATTCACATGCTGCTTTTAAATCTTGAGTAGAAGCTGTGCCACTTTTAACACGGCTAAGGAATTCAGTTGTTACCAGATTATGTAATTCATTAAATTGTTCTTCTGTAGCCTTTTTCATGGTTTATAAGGTTCTTTTTTAGTTTCAACCACCTTTAAATTACCAAGACCTACTCGTGTGACAAATTCAGGTTCAACACCTATTGTAGGTTCTCCTATCTTAGGTTCTGGAGTATATTTAGTAGGAATAGCTTTTTCAGCTTCTTCTACTTTTACTGCTTGTTTTACTTTTGCTTTACGAGGTCTAGCCATCTTTCAGTCCTGGGAATAAATTCTTCTTAACCATTTCTACTACTTTATCATCAACGGTATTATCAGTTGATTTTGCATAAGCTTCTAGTAAACTAATAATTAGTTCCTTTACAGCAGATGAAGAAAGGAATACCATGAGGATGGGTTTGATAAGTGCAATCATTTAAAATAATCCGAATTTCTTTTTAGGGGGTTTAGGTTTTGGTGGAAGTAAAGCTGAGATAGGAACTATATCGTGACACATATGAGCTACACGGCTACCAGGTCTATGTACAAAACCTTTTTGCTGTATCTCTGCACATTTAAGACTACGAACAAGTTCATAATCCAATCTCATTTTCTCTTCATGTCTTTTAGCAATGGCTTTACATTGTCTAATTGTTTGTCTATCTAAGGGGATCATAAAGTTAACTTGGAATCCCCAATTCTCTGCAATAGTATATGAGTCTTGACGTAATCCTCCAACATCTTCATCAAAGGATCTAGGTTCTGTATGATTACCCATATAGAACGGTGAGAATGTCATTGTACTACCGCTACAGGATAGACTAGGACCGTATTGTTGTCTTGAAGGAGCACCATTATTCTGGAATTGTACAGCTTGATTAGTGACATTTCCAGTGGCGGCTGCTACAGGATTAGATACGTTATTCTGTTCATCTTCTGCAAATACAGGTGTACCTATTGTGAGAAGACAGACAAGGAGGTAGTAGTAGCGTTTGTAGTTATATCTCTGACTTCTGTGATCGTTTCGACCACTCCTGCAGCTCTTGTTACTACTTCTAGTGTCCATGGTAAGGATGTATCCACTATTTCGAATACTTGATCTGTT